AATTAACTTTTGTAGAAAACCTATATGGTACTTTTTTTACTTCTAAAATATATGGAACTAAGCCTGAATTATTTAAATCCCCGCCATTTGCTTCAGTATTGGGTTGTTCTACGAATACGCTTTCTTGCCCTAAATATGGAACTTCATACCACTTTGTACCATTAGTAGATGTTACATTTGTTATTTGTATAATATTTGTATCATCTAAATTTGCAATAGGATATTCCTCATATGCACCAAATGAAATAGTAGTTTCTACTTCTCTTGCAGATATTGCTTTTGCTTTTTTACTAATTAAATATTGTAATGGTACACCATTTGCATCCCTTTCATATACATCAATTTCTCTATCCGTTTCATTTGCAAAATCAACTCCATCAGTTGTTATAAATGTTATAGAACTATTCGTAGATGATTCGATTTCCATTCCATCTTTTATTTTAAGATAATATGTTGAATCTGGCTCATAGTTAGGTGCTCCCTTCGCAGGAACTAATTGATATAATGTTATGGTTGTAATTGCAGGAGATGAAATTTTTGGTTTATATCCCATAGATTGTGCTAATGCTAAAACGTTTTTACGTTCGGTAGCATGTGCCAACATTGATTCTTTTAATTGAGTATCTTGATAGAACGCAAGCACATCTCCCAAAGCCGCAGCCTGTTCGATGAATATCATACCCGGAGATGCTTCATTAAAATCCGAATATACGTTTGGAAAATACGTTTTGGTATAATCAATAAGATTTTTTTTGAAAGAATCGAAATCCTTCCCTAAATAATTTAAAGTTCTTTTATTTCCAAAAGTTTTTTTAATAGGATTTATTGCCATTATTAATTATTTACAGTTATTTGTACTGATTCTGAAAGATTTGGATTTGAGATTAATGAAAATTTAATATCCAAAATTATTCTATTATTATCTATATCGTTTTCGTTATAATCAAATACAATAGTATCTATGTTTAGATATGATAACCAAATAGATACTGCTTCAACAATTGAGTTTTCTATATATGTTTCTATTGTATCACCATCCAATGGTTCAAATAATGCTCTCCATACATCACAACCATAATTGGGTTGCATCAATCGTTCTCCCTTTTTAGTTAATATTAAATTGATTAAGTTATCTTTAGCTTGAGATAGAGTAGTATAATTTACCGCAAAGATACCATTTGAATCAGAACTTCTATTTATTCCAATTCCCAATACCTTATAATTGTTATCAACTAAATCGGTTACATTTACTTTACCTAGCTCTATTGCCATTATTTAAATCTCTTTACTAATTCTGAATAATCTCTCGTTAATGCCTTTATAGTAGCATCTTGTAACCCATCGCCCGTTGATTCAAATTGAGGAGTATTTTGTGGTATATCTATATCTCTAAAATCCATAGTTTCCCACTCACTTTCATCAACCCTTAATTCAGGCTTAATCATATCCAATACACTTCCAACCGATTGTGCGCCTTCCTTACGTTGCTCCGATGTGAATGGTTGTGTCATATTAAGAATCTCATTTATCATTGGGTCTTTTGTAAATTCCTTTTTGATTTGAGGTCTTTGTTGTTGTACAATTGGTTGTTGTCTTTTAACATTCGGAGTTGTACTTTCCGAAACCTCTCTTAGTGTAGGAGATGTAGTTTTTCTTTGTGAGTTTAATGTAACCGCACCAGATTTAATTAACTTAGCTAATTCTTCTTTAACTTGTTGTTTTACTTCGTTTTTAACAACCTCCTTAATTAAACCTACTAATAATTTTGAATCCATAGTAATTTGTGTATGTTTATAATAAATATTGAAAGAATAAATTTAATACAATTGTATTATCCTATGATTTTATACCCAGTCCAATTTAGTATAGCTGGAGCTGGCGGAGCTGGTGGTGGGTATTGTGCCATAACTGACATTATACCACTAACACCCATTAAATGAGTCTTAGCCACGTTAATAAATGGATTAATCATTATATTGCTCTGAAATGAAAACTTTATCGTTGGGGGTATAAAAAATATATTTGGAATATTAGGTATTTTATCTTTAATCAAATCATAAGCCATTGCAAGTAATTCTTCTTTAGTTGGGATAGCATCATCTATCATTTTCTTCAATTCTTCCTTTGTTGGTATTTTTGGAATACTAATACCAGGTAGTGATATATCCGGCACCAATCCATTAATAGTATCCTTTATATATTTTTTAATTTGAGCAGGGGTTGGTTTTGGTGATGGAATACTATTTGATAATGCTACCGCCGTTTGTATAGCCGATTGAATTGGTGCAAGTATTGCTTCTTCAATGGCAGCCATTAATTGTTTTTTTATTTCTTCAACGGCTACTTCTAATAATTTATTTTTAGCTTTTTCTATAATTTCTTTTTTCTTTGGAAATTCTGGAAATGGAAATTTGATTGCTTTCTTTAATTGAGAACCAATTGATGGTTTTTTCTTCTTAGCTGTTTTTGATTTTTGAAATAAAGCTTTACCAGCTTTTATAGCGGGGTGGTTTGCTATATTTGTATCAATTGGTTCTTTTTTTAATATTTTTTGAATAGTTTCGTAAACATTTAATTCACCAAATGGTGGTATATTAATTGTTGCCGATTTTAATGCATCCTCTAATGCTTTAAGAGCTTCTACTTCAGCTTTATTTTTAGCAGCAGATGCGATTAACATTATTGGATTAGGTCCAATATTCATAATTGCGCCGGGAGCAGGTGGCGTTGAAGGCCATCCTCCTGGTTTTAATAATGGGTTTGGAATTGGAGCCATTTCTGCTCCCATCCAATACGCATCAAATGCAGAAGGATATATTTCTTTTAATATGTTAAAATTCTCACCATCCGAATCTTGTCCTTTTTTAAGTGCCCGTTTGATAACATCAGCCATTCCGGTAACGTTACCATTCATAACAGGAACACCATATATCATATCACCGCCTCGTTTTATACATCTATCATATTCAGTTGCGTAGAAATCAGCAAATGAATCCATATCCTTTGAAAATTGGAAGGATACCATAGATTTTAAAACGTTTATTCTGAATAGTGTCCAAGACATTATGATTTACTTAAATAGTTTTTAGCGGATAACATTGTATTTAGTTTTCCTTTTATAGCTTTAAAAGCTGCTACATTGGTGGGGCCTGGTGAAGTTGGTCCAACGGGAGTTGCATATATTTGCTTTGTTATTTCATCTATAAGTTCTCCCATTAATTTAACTAACTCACCACCCAATACCATCTTTTGTACAGCTGCACCAGCCGCACCTTCTCCTTTATTTTTTCCTAAATATATTTTACCATTTTCCGAATTTAAAAAGATTTGATTTGAGCCGGCGGAATGTATTGTTACATTCTTATTAGTATGTAAATAAATATCCTTTTCAGCATCTACCGAATATTGTCCATCGGTTATTACGCCAGTATTACCCTTACCAAATATAATAAATTCTTTAGCTTTTGCAGATAGTATTATTCTATCCGAATTTACAAATAGTTGGTCTCCACTTAAATCTTTAGAATTTGGATAATCTTTAAATCCTTTTTTTTCTTTTTTAACTTCTTCGTTAAATGGAACTTTAATCTTATTTGAAGTTATATAAATCGATGTACCATCTTTATTAATATCTTCTTCTATTAACTCACCAATTTTTTTAGAATCTAATTCTGGGTTTTGTTTATTACGAATGAATATACCAGGAGATGAAGTTTTGCCATCTTCTGTTAAATGAAATTCACTAAAACGAATAGTATTACCAACTCTGCCACTTATGATAGTATCACCTTGCTTTGGTTTTAAGAATTTAATTTTTTCATTTACTTTGTAATCAGATTTACTATTGTCTGTATTAGTTGCATTTGTTGCTCCTCCCGAATCTTTAGTTTCTCTAAGATTCTTACCTCCTTCGCTTGAAGATTGTGGTTTGGTGTTATCCGTAGGACTTAATTGCGTATATGTAACATAATCCCTTCTATAATTAGAATATGGTGTTACTGAATATGGTAACCAAAATATATTAGATTTATCTATTTCTAATAGTACTACAGTTTCTCCTTTAATTGGCATTGTAAAATTATTCTTATCAAATGGATAAGCATAATATTCGGTAGTCATATCGGGATATATGAAGGTTATAGCACCATACATTCTAGCATCTTTATCCGAAAAATCTTTATTTTTATTATAAACAGATACAAAATCAGCATCTTCGCCGGTTTCATTTTTATTAAATTCAGCATCTGTTGGAAATACTTTATCTACTGTTACTAAATATGATTTTATTTCGCTCATTAAATTTTAGATTTAATTTCATCCAATTCTATTTGAATATCAACTAATTTTTCTTCATTCTTTTTATCGATTTCATTAACTGTATCTTCTAATTCAGTAAGTAATTGTGTTTTTTCATGCTCACTTAACCAACCATCTTCACCAATACCCTTAGCTTCCGCAGATGCTAATCTTTGTGCGATTGTTGCAAGTTTAATTAAATGGTCATCGTTTTTAACTGATGTATCTATTAAATCTCTAATGATTGGAGCAAGTACAGTTGCTTCTCCTACATTCTTAATCAACTTACGAAGCGATTCAATCATCTCTGAAATGTTTTTCTTCTTACTTTGTTGATTATCGTATATATCTTTGAATAATGATGATAAGTTTTTACCATCAAATAATTTAAATTCTGCGCTCATATTGTTTGTTTATATACTAATAATTATTTACTTATTAAATAATTACCCAATACCAAATAATCCATATCACAATTAAGAAATGTCCAAATTGCTTTTTGTGGGTCATTTGTCATAGTATGTCCTCTTAGGTTAAAAGAAGTATTTAATAATATAGGAGTACCACTTATCTTTTCAAATTCCTTTAATAGATTATAATATAGTGGGTTTGATTCCTGTCTTACAGTTTGAATTCTAGCCGAACCATCTACGTGTGTTACGGATGGTATTGATTTATAATCAGTAACTTTAACCACTTGATTCATATAGGGAACTTCTGATTCTGATATAAAGTATTTTTCGTAATCTTCAATTGTTACCGATGGAGCGAATGGTCTAAACATCTCTCTCTTTTTGACGACCTTATTGATTCTATCTCTAACATCAGATAAATGTGGGTTTGCTAAAATAGAACGATTACCCAATGCTCTTGCACCAAATTCAGTTCTACCTTGAAACCAACCTATAATATTACCTTCATTGATTAATTTTGCAACTTCTTCACATAGCATATTACTTGCTTCATAATACATCGCATTTAATGTATTATCTTTATTTCTATTTTTTAGAATAATATCAGTTATTTCTTTATTATTCCATTCAGGTCCTAAATATGGAGATTGGTTATCGCCCGCTATTACTTTAGGATTATCTAATATATTATGCCAATGATATAAACAAGCCCCAATCGCAGAACCGGCATCGGATGGTGCAAATGGTATCCATAGCTCTTTAACTGCTGTATGTTTTTGTATTTTACCATTAGCTGTTCCATTATAGGCAGAACCTCCGCCCAATACTAAATTAGCCGTTTCGGATTGTTGCATACAATTGTTTACAAAAAAGTAAAAACAACTCTCATACCATTTTTGTAGAGCTGCTGCTAAATCCATATGATGTTGTTCTATATTTGATTCTGGTTCTCTTGGTTCTGTACCAATTAGTTTTACCAAATCATATGTGTACATATCGGTATTAGAGTATTGCCAAGTAAAGTATTTTTGATTTATCTGAATAACACCTTTACTATCAAATCTAAACATCTTATCAAACACATGCTTATATTTCGATGCATCGCCATATGGTGCTAATCCCATAACTTTATATTCACCATTATTTGGTTTGAATCCTAAATAAGCAGTTATAGTAGAATATACTAATCCCAATGAGTTAGGGAATAATAGTGAGTTTATTTCTTCAAATTGATTGTCCTTACATTTTATTGCTAATGCAGTTTCCCATTCTCCAACGCCATCGATTGATATACCAATTGCATCGTGAAATGGTGAAGTATAATATGAAAATGCTAAGTGTGAATAATGATGTTTTACATATTCGATATTACCCACAAAATTTAGTTTACTGGCTAAGTATGTAGTTAAGTTTCCTTCTTTACTTTCAAAATCCTCTTTAAACGCTTTCCAATTCTTTTTGTTTTTCCACCAACGTTTACCCAATGTATTTTTTACTCTATCATATTTTAATTGAGGGTCTTCGTACCAACATATAGTATCGATATCTGATATGGTTTTTTTAGAATATTCTAAAACCCATTTAATTGCTTTAATTGGAAAAGAATTATCGTGTTTAATACCGGATAATTTCTCTTCTTCAATTGCTGCTATAACTTTTCCATCTTCAAATAAACATACCGCAGAATCGTGATAAAATGCGGAAATACCCAATGATACCATAATATTAAATTTTTATATCGCCCTCTCTATCAAACTCATTATAAAGTGCCATTTGCTTTTCTTTCATTTTATTAACAACTTTAGTTATATAATGAGTTGGAAAGCCAGTCATTTCTCTAATAAGTAGATACAAAGATTTTTTGTTGAAACTTTCAATATAGTTTGCTCTTCTAAATAATTCCAATACTGCATCTGCTATTTGAATATCTCTTTTTTTCTGAAAATAGTTCTCTAAATGTGTATCCCAATATAATAACATTCTATCATTAAAAGTTCTATGTTCATCATTACGAACTTCTTCTGCCCAATTATTTTCGGTATCCCAATTAGTCGGTAAGGATGATATTACATCAGTATTCTTATATCTCTTATAGTTTGCATTATTATTTAAAATAAGATAGTTTCTTGCCACAATTGTAAAGTAGCTAAATGCTTTACCTTTTCCAGCTTTATACATATGAATCTTTTCAATCATAAATGCAACAACCTCACACATTACATCCTGTGGGTCATCATCAAAATATGTAAATTTCCATTTGTTATAAACTATTTCCGCAAGCTTGTCAAATGCGGGCTTAATCCTATCTCTATAAACTCTATCCTTAATTCGTTGGTCATCCGTTGAGTTATATTCTACGATAGCATCTTCTGTATCTTTTGTAAAGTATTGTTTACTTTTGGCTTTTCTTGGCATTTTTAATTGAATTGTTTGAATCTTTCGATAGTTTCTTTTATTTGATAAAATATAGAACCTACTTCATCATCCTTCTCAAACATTTCACGAGAATCTATTTCTCTTAATGCTTCCAGCAATGCTTCGTTTCTTTTTGTTTCTTCTTCTAAAAAATCTTCATATTTTTCTAATTTATTAAGAAGATTCCATATAGTGTATCCAGCTCCTGCTAAAAATACAACTAAAATTATTATTATTAATTCCATATTATACTATTTCATATCCTTGTAAAAAATAATTGTTTGCTTTCTTAACTTTAACTTCAATTAGTTCTCCATCAGGCGATTTCATTATAACTTTATCGTTTCTACCATAATCTTGCTTTTTAACAACAGTCGTTGAATACACCCTATCTTTAATAGTAATACCATCTAAATGGTCAATTTCATGCTGAGCAATAACTGTTTTCATTGTATCTTCAGATACTTTATCTCCGGCTCTATCTTCTTCTGGGTTTATTTCAAATCTGATTTCACCTAAATTATCGGTTTGTACTACGATATAATTAGCTCTAATTGTTCTTACAGGCTTTTCCATTGTTGATGGAATTGATAAACATCCTTCGTAAAATATAAACCCATCTTTAGAACGTTCTGTTATAATGGGGTTTAATAAAAACAATTCAGTATCATTAAATTTAATAACACAAGCTCTTTTATTAACTCCGATTTGATTTGCCGATAATCCAACGCCACCCATACC